CACATCGAAACTTGCACTTGTTCCAGCACTACCCGTCGTTCCGGAATGAGTGTGTGCCCCATTATTCCCAGTTGTCGCGCCAAAACTGTGCGTATGGTTAGAAGCCGTCGAGGTTGAACCTGTCCAATTACGAGACGCATCAAATTGTACAGCTACGTTTGTATCTCCGCCTACTGAACGCTGGTTATGTGCTGTGCTTCTGAACGTAAAATAAAACGCACCGCCATAATGTGACGAATCATCATCTCCAGCGTCATGGTAACCCGTGATATTCATGCTCCCACGTGTATGGCTGTGACTCCCAGCGCCTCCGGTGGTGCCGGAAACATAATGCGTATGGCCGCCGGCACTCCCAGTCGTGAAGTTGTGCGTGTGCGCCACCAAGGGCACGTTCTTTGTATGCGCCCCCACACCCGTCGTCCCGTCAACAGTATCTCCATCCTCTGCCGCCAGCAAATATTTCCCTTTAATCTGTACCCATGTCCCGCCGCCCAACAGTGTGGCCGGATTAGTGTTCTGGAACGTCAAGAACACGCTCCCCACAGGCCATGAATCTATCGGGCGCACTGCGGTGATAGCCCCGCTGCCATTGGGCGTGTTCCCGTTAACAGAGAATGCAAACGCCCGCTGAATCGCATTCTCCAACGCGCCCGGGTCAGAATCGTTCGCATCAAACCCACGTGCCGCCAGCACCGATGCAATCGCATAGGCCATAACACTACACTGCCGGTATAATTTGTTGTGCATCTTCGGGGATGCCAGCCCCGGGGTAACCCCATTAATACGCTGGCCTTCCGCAATGTACTCTGCATCCGTATCAATAGACGTCATCGATTCGTCAAAAATCTGGAAATTATGTTCTGCCATAACTCATCCTCCTTATAAGGGCTCTGCCCAGTGCGCCGTGTAACCAGAGAAATCCGCATCATTCAGGTCATAAGCAAACAACGGCTTACCTGTGGTATCCGTGATCAAAAGATTATTTATGCGCACGCCTTCAGGCTTCGGCACAATGTAACCGTTCACGATCAACTCCCGCATGAGTGAAGTAAAATCCCCAGAAATAACCACGTTGTACGTCATCGCATCCCCGGGTCCTTGTGTCTGCAGATCCTGGATCTGTAAATCAATCCCCGGGAACAAAACACCCCAAGCACTGTACAACTCATTCAGCGTGCCTTTCCACAGGTTCTGGATCAGCCTTGCCTTGATGACCAGCCGGTACGTTTCATCATCCATAACAGGTCCGGAACCATCCGACGGATAAAAAGACAATGTCCTGCCTACGCCCGCAATATTCCCCAGCGTGTCCAGCTGCTGCCCGACCGCCGTGTCCAAATTAAAAGCCTCCAGCAACTCATTCAGTACACTGTTATACGTCAGCCCTTCCGACAGCAACCACAACAGCCAGCTGGTCAACCTTGGCCGCGTTTTATATTCGCTCGTTAGCAGTTTCCGGTACCCATCCAGCACCACATCGTCATCACCGCCAATAACGAAATTGCACGGTCCCAGAATCGTGTCTGTCCAGACCTCTCCGCGTTCCTCATGCCGAAGCACCAAATCATAGAGATATGTCCCATATGGCAGCGTAGCCGTGTGCGACTGCACCAGCGAAATCACAGCCTCAGTACTGGTCACCTGAAACGCATTGACCTGTGAATTCACAGACGACCGCACCGTAAATATCAGTGTGTCCTTACCCGGAATAAGTGCATAATCTGCCTGATTGGCGCGCCGCACCTGCACCGGAATGTTCACCGGGTACCCGCGTGCAATGGAGATGTTCATATCTTCGTCAACCGAAAAAAGCATCTACATCTCCCCCCTTAATCAAGGCCGTCCGTTACCGTAATGTGGTCCAGCTCAATCTCCGCCACCTCGTTATAATCAATCGCAATATCCGCCGTTCCCAGCGCACCCGCAGCCGTCCCGATCTGCACCGAAGCCACGCCAAACGCCGGCCGCTTCATGTCCGGATTAGCACTGGCCGCCACACCAGCCAGCAGACTCACCGACACATCCGCCGCAATATCAAACCCGGTCAGATAATCATAGATGGCCTGCTTCACATCATCCTGCATGGTCCGCACATACTCCGGCGGGTACGGGGTCAGGGTCACATTCACATAGATCGGCACCATCGTGGGCCGATAGAACCGGATGATATTCGCATATCCCCCGGCATCCGTGATAGTGGTCTCTATATCCCCGTTGGTATAGCACCCGATACCCTTATGCCGCAGGATCGCATCCGCAATGGTTCCTGCATCGCCGCCTTCCACCACGCAGGTCACACTGTGGGCAGGCAACCCGTATGGGTTCGCATCACTAACCGCAGCGCTGCTGGTGTCATTCTCGTACACGGCCAACCGCTGCACGTTATCCACAGCCGCAATAGCCGCATAGGTGCCTGCCAGCATGGTCTGCGACGGACCCGCCACAGAAGCCGTCTGCCGCACCCGGAGCTCCGCATCCGTCTCGGTATCCTCCCCGGGCACCGCCGCTGCAGGATTCGTGACAGTCAGCCATCCATACGTCGGTGTGTTGATTTTGTTAATTTCATTCGCTGCGGCCGCAACCGGACCGGTCTGGCTGCAGGTAGCCGTGACCGTTACCGTCCCCGATGTCGGGATGGATACTGTCGCCGGCAAATTCCAGATAACATCACTCGAATCTTTAACGGATCCATTGACAATTTGTGTGTACGGCGTGCCGGTAATGACCACGTCTGCTGTGGACCGGCTGCCTGCCTTGCGCGCAATACCGTTGATCTTAACCACGGCATCCAGCCCCACGCCCACCGCCGTCATAGGACTCCGGCTGTTATAAGCCATCGCAATCCCCTGCAGCGTGTCGTAAGTTTTCAGCGCGAAAATGCTGATCAGCTGATAATCTGCAGAATCATTCTCAAGATAGATATCATCCCCAAAGATGGACTTCGCACCGGCCACCAGGTCGTCCACGATATCCTGATAGGTCGGGTAGTGAAATCCCGTCTCGTCGATATAAGGCGCAAAATAAGCCAATTACCGCACCTCCCTCACATTGCTTACATAAAGCTCCCCATAGACCGTATCCACGCGGCAGGAGAAGCTGTATGCCCGTTTGTTTCGGTCGAATGTGGAATCATACCAGGACACATTCAGCACGCCCGTTGTGTCCCCGATACGGCGCGCAAAAATGATATCCACAGCCCGCTTGTTCGCATCGCTCCCGGAGCTTGCCAGAATCCGTTCAAACAAGGGCAGGCCGTCCTCCAGGTCCTCCCACCATTCGCCATACAATAAAAGAAGCCGGGATTTGACCGCCTGTCCGACGGCCTCCCGGCCTTCCAAATAATCGTTTTTCCCATGCCCGAAAACATAATCCCAGTTTTCGTCCAATCTTCGGTATTTCAATTTACACCTCCCGTAGACCCGCCACCGGTCTCAACACCGGAATGTGTATGCGTCAGGAAGTCCCTGCCCTGAATATCGGTCGCTCCTGTGATGGTGGTCTTTCCGTCCACCGTCGTGCGGCCCGTCACCGTCACGTTAGGAGCCTTAATATTCACCGCACTCCCCACGATGTTGATGGTGCTCCCGGACAGCTCCACATACGCACTGCCTTCTTCATTCCGAAGCTGACAACTGTTTGTGGAATAGCCAGATACCCGGCGCGGCTGGCTCCACGGACCGAGAATAGCAAACGCGTCCGACAAGTCATGACGCCGGATATCAATCTGGTTCTGTACTCCGCTGTTCTGCCACCAAGCGTCGATGCAGGAATCCCCGATGCACACCAGGCACTCATCCCCCGGCTGGATAGGCAGCGTCAGCACATACCCGCCAGCCCTCGGCCAGCACACCGGCACATCCAACAGCAAGGGAATGTCCGTCCAATTCCGGGAGCCGTCCTCACCGATCAGGCACTCCCGGATAGCAGGCCGCACGTTGACCGTCTGCTGGTCTGCATCGTAGCTCTCAATAATCCCCGGCATGTGGCACCGAAGTTTTATGCTCGCCTGCCGCTGCCGGATAGCTTCCTGCCTTTCCGGAATCGGGTTCATTTCGTCAATCGTCATGCCGCCACCTCACGTCCCATTCACATAAGTGCTGCCGCTGGCATAGATACCGGGCAGCGCCGCAGCGCCATGCCTGGACAGTCCGACCACATCCGTATACCAATCATTCCCCCGGGTGTCTCCCCGGTGGGTAACCTCGATGGCCTGATAGATCCACTCATCGTCCAGCGGCAACTGTTTCTGACCAACCGTCAGCTGTTGCTCCTGAATCTCCGACCGTGCAATTTTTACCTTGGTCCAGAGCTTAATCGACGGATTCAGCAACACCCGAAAATTTAACCCGTTTGTGGTCTGCTGCGGTATCCCGATCAACCCGGTAAACGGATCTATCTGTATTGCCTCTTCATCCGCAATGTCCGACGGCTTAACCAGATTCACCGTGCCTCCGTCCATGTAGTACGTGGCATCATTTCCCCGGCAGATATCCTCCACATAATCAAAAGCCCGGCCAAAAAAGACCTTGCCCCGGGGAAGTTTCTGCTGGCTCAACCAATCCGTGACCTTCGCCTGCGGCACCTTCACGCTGCCATTGTTGCAGACAGTATCGAAGATCTGCCGCTGGTTCAAGCCCTTGTTCACGGACATCTGAATGTAGTTAAAATTGAGCGGCTGGTTCCCGTCGATGCAAGATAACGTCAATACATAATCGGCATTTGTTTCTTTGGACCTGGTCGGATAAATCACCTGCCCGTCAAAGATCACGCCATACTGTCCTGCCGTAGCCGCCTCCTGCTGGTCGGTCGTTTCCTTTTCGCCCATGATGCCCGGGCCCTTCAGATAATCATTTTTCTGGTCGGCGCCCAGAGTGCCTTCATACCCCGCCTCAATCACGACCCGGTCGCCGTCCTTGATGATCAGCTGTTCCGTGTCATTAGCGAGGTTATAAATCTTAACAATCGCATAGGACGCACCCTGGCTCCGGCGCTTATGGACCTCAAACGTGCAGTGGAGATTCGACACATCCAGCGCCTGCTCATCATTTTTGTCGATGACCAATATGCGGTACTTCCGCAGCCACAGATACCCGCTCATGAATCATCCCCCCAGACCAGCACGAATGTGCTCCCCAGCGTTTTATTGTCCGGGTGCTCCAACTCCGTCGGGAGCGCCTGCATAACATAGGCCTCTCCAGCCCCCAGATAGCCCGCCTGCCCCAACAAATTGACGCCTAATACCAACGGTACCCCTGCGCACAGAATCGCGTTCGTGGCCAAATTACGGACGTCTGCGAGCCATATATCATATCGGTCCAAATACCGCAGCCGCAGCTCCAGCGTGATATTTTCCTTATCATCCTCCGACTCATTCAGGGTCAGGGTAAACGACTGATAACAATCCGGAGCGCACGTCAAAGGAATTTCATAATAGCTCATCTTCTCACCCCTTGCCTGCCACCGGTTCCTTTCGCGCCCCACTGAACAAAAACTGTGCTTCTAACGTCCCCCGGCTGCACCGGTCCCCGCTTGGTCGCAGAGTCCGTCGTCCATTGCCGCGCGGAAACTTTCACTGTGGCTACCGTGGCCACCAGCACCTCCCGCATGGCCACCGTGCACCGGAGCCCGTTCATTGTGCTGGCATCATCCGGAGCGCTGATGGATTCTATCAGCATGTTCTGATATGTCCCCAGCCTTGTGTGAACCACCATGGGAATTCGTGACCGTTGCAAATCTAACAGCCGCTGATACGCACTTACCGACTTATTGAAAAAACTATTAAACTGCCCGGGCTGACGACTGGCCATGGCATCCGACATGAACACCTCCATGGTGATATGCGTCGGCTCCCGGTACGCATGGTCTGAAATGTTCGCCCCGCTCTGCACCGGGTGGGATGTGATGGTCAGTTGTTCCTGAATTTCCGTGGACATAACCCCATCGAAAAACAGCCCGCTGATATTCGTCTGCACCAGCACCATCTGCCGCGCATCAATATCGGCGCCCCACTGGCGTGGCCGATACCCCAAATCAACGCGCCCTCCAGAGAACATCGTCCCCACGGCCGTCCACACAGAACCCAAGCCAAACACATCGCCAATGTTCCCCAGAACATCGCCCACATTCAACCCTTTAGGTTCCCCGAAGCATCCGCCACCCTGGCGGTCGGTCGGTAAAAAGCTGGTAAAAAAGCTCATATTTCAGCCCTCCTCCCGAGCCGCTGCATAACGTGAAGCGTCTCATTCATGCCCTGCTCCACGCCACTCTTGGCCGCGCTTCCAATTTCCTCCGGTGTGGCGCTGGTGCTTTTCACGTAAATATTGACGGTAGACCCGCCGAATGTGTAATTCCCATAACCAGCACCACCGCCAAATCCACCACCAACAGTGGCAGGGTATCCAGATCCTTCTGCAGACACTACACTGGCAGCATAACTGTCCTGTGCCGGAGCCATGCTAACAGCACTGGTGTCAAGTCCTATTCCATTAAGCATGCCAGCCGCAATATTGCCCGTTGTAGAATCACCACCACCGCCAGAATGCCCCTTGGCAGCCTGCAACTCACTCACGGAGCCAAATCCCCGCAACGAGCCAAAATACTGCTCCATTCCGAACATGCTGCCACGCTGTACTCCCCCGCTGGAATTTCTGGCAATGTATTCACCATTCCCGGCATATATACCAACATGATGCGCCCAGTCAATCAGATCACCCGGCTGTGGCTGATACCCGTCACCTTTAGGATGATATGCTCCTTCACTCTTAAACTGCCCAGCAAGTAAATCCCCGTTCATCGTAGGCTCAACATCAATCCCTGCGCTCGCCATCATCTGCGACGCAAACGATGCGCACTGATTCCGGGAATCCTTGTTTTCTCCGGTAGGATCCATCCATTGCGTGCCCTGTTCAAATTGGGATGCATTATTCACTACATCAGCCCCGGAACCTCCTCCGGTAAACATATCTTTAATCTTGCCGTAAAATTTTTTACCATTCGTAATCAAAGCCTTGCCAAAGTCTATAACAGAATCTTTTACCAGCCCAGCCGCCTCCGAGAATTTGCCTTCTTTAACGAGCGCCGCAGCCTGAAGTATCCGCCCTACCAGCTTAACAAATTCTGCCATATTTTTGATTGCTGTAGATATCCCGGTCGCAATCGTACCAAAAAACGTCCTAACCGTTGGCAGCCCTATCCCGAACATTTTTAACAGGTTTTCAATCTGCCTCTTTTGAGCTTTCCATAAATCGGCAAGCCCCTGACCAAGCTCCAGCACCGCTGTTTTAATTGACTGGATTACTTCATCAAGGCGTAACTCTTTTACAAAATAATCTAAAATGCCAACAATTTCCGTCAGCTTGGTCTTAAAATCATCCAGCCATTCCGAGCCGGTGCCTTCCGAAAACTTCAGCAAAGCCTCCCATATCGGCGCCAGCGTAGCGCTGCTGTTCCAGCCATTCATGTAGCCCATGAAATCCTCAATCAAGAGCATGGCCACGGACAGACCTGCCAGCAAGGCTCCGAACGGGCCCGCCATGATAATCGCACCAACGGCCGCAAATACAGCGCCCCACTTCTTCACGTTATCAGGCAGGCTGACGATAAAATCGTAGACCTTCCCGATGGCAAGCCCCAGCGCCTTAATCGTTGCCAGAGCAGGCTGCAACACCATCGAAATAGCCCTTGCTACCGTTCGAGCCAGTCCCGGCATATCCGTCCCCAACTTGTCAAGCAACCAATTCAGGAATGCCCGAAAGTCCTCAATGTACGGCTCCAGATACTTGATCAGGTAATATGCGATCCATTCCTTCAGCATCTTCAGACGTATAAACAAAACTTGTACGTCATAGCCGATATCCCGGATGTACCGCAACTGTGCATCAGCATCAGCCGGTGTGGCAAACTTCTGCATTTCGCCACGCAGCCGGAAAAACTGTTCCCGGAGCTCCGGCACCCATGCAATATCATCCTGGCTGACCCCCATGGTTTTCATGGCAACGGAAAGAGCTTTTGCAGTTTCCTTTGTCGTCCACATAGACGCCGCCAACTTCTGGTACTCCATATCAGCCTTGGCAACGCCAACGGTAGTATCCCAGAGTGCTTTGCCGATAGATTTAATCGACAGCGATATTCCCAGCAGCTGCGCGCCCTTTTTTGCAAGATTAACAAGGCCGAGGTCCAGAGTTTGAACCGCTTCACGCGCCTGATTAAAAGACTTCTGGTCAACCTTGGCACCAACGCCGACCAGATACTCCTCTAATGTTTGCCAGTCCATTACTTCACCTCCGCCTCTGCCGCCGCCTGTGCGCGTCGTTTATTTTCTGCCTGGACCGCAAGCATCTCGTGTGCGTCCAGCAAATCGTCAAAGTCATAAGTCCCGTCCCACATTTCATGCTGCCGCCAGATGCCGGCCGTAACCGGCACCATGGCATATTGTCTGGCAGCATCGATGGTAGGATAAGGAACCGGATCATAATTCAGGGTCAGTCCTTCTTCGGGCTTAACCCTTCCCCGCCGAAAAAACCGCCAATGTTGAATATCGCCGCCTGAACGGTCAGCGCAATGACGGCCGCAGCATCCGTGCGGAGCTCCTCGTCAGTGTAGGTACCGTCTGCCTTCAAAATCGGCATCGGCATATCCACACCGCCAGAGGTTTCCATCTTCAGCACGGTAGCCAGCAGGATCTTCTGTACTTCCGTAAAATCTTTGCGGTTCATGGACGTTATTGCCTGGGACAACAACTGCATGTCGCTGGCAGTGACTCCCTGCCCAGACATCCCGCTCATCAAAGGCAGAGCCACGCCTGCCAACTTAAAAGCGACATAAGACCCGGAATCAGCGTCCAACTTGGTCAGCTTATACCGGGTCCCGTTATAATCAAAATATTTTTCCTTAACCTTCATCGAATAGTCCTCCTATCAGCGCGGATCGTTTACGATATCAGCGCATAACAACGTCCAAGTCACCCGAGAACCCTGTGCCTGGTACGGAACGTCGGCCTCCTTCTGCGGGGAAACTCCCTGACAGATATGAGAACCGCCAGTGCTGGAATTTTTCAACAGCATAGAAGTCTGTGCCCACTGATTTGTGGGAAGCTGCCACAAGGTCTGGAACCACTTCAGCAGCCATTTATGCAGCGGAGCGGTCTGCTGTACTTCGATGGTCACGGTGCCGTTATTGCCCGCAATCTTTGATACCATGATGCTGCCATCTGCAGCGACGTCATGGGTGGACCGTTCTGTGCTTTTCGCAACGGATACGCTGCCGGCACCTTCCCCGGTAAAAATATACGCGCCCACCGCCGGATGGCTAATGGACCCGACCAAATCAAGAAAAGAATAAGTCGTGCGTGACATTTATAGCCCTCCTTAACGATTGATGTTGACTTCGATAACTACGAATTCGATAGCACCCGCCAGCTTCACGCATACGTAAATGGTCGGTGCGATACGTTTGTCGCGGTCCGCCTGCGGCTGGGAATCAATGCTTTCAGCCTGCACCAGATACCCGGCATCCAGATAGTCCCCAGTCATCAGCTCAAGGCACTGCGCACCATTCCACTGACCCGGTGCAATAAACCCGGACCGCACGTGTTTGTCACATGCCTGGTTGATAACGTTGATGATAGACGCCACACCAGCCTCGGTCTGCGGAACCTTCCTGCTCTGGGCCAAGAGGTCCATGACATTAAGGACAATGTCGTTCTCCAACATATCCAGCCCCATGATCTCATCGAAGCTGGTGCCGTCGGCCATATAACCCTGCTGCAGCAGATCGTAATCTTCCGCGCGGGTCACGTAAACATTGCCATTGTTACCGGTGGTCGTCCGGGAACCGCACACATACTCCACCTGGGCCTCGGTCAAAGAATCGGTGGTAATACCGACCGCAGACTTGTACGCCATAGTAAACATGCTGTTGGCTGTGCCAGAATTCAAACCGTTTGCACGGCCCATCCAAGCCGCCGCTGCATTCACGTTCCCGGAATTGTATACGCCCCAGGACCTGCGATAATTGTTCGCCTTCAGCTTCATAAAGATATCCTGCACCTGCACCGGATCCTCACCTTCCTGCTTCGGTTCGGTATAGGTCGGCTGCAGAACTTCTGCGCTGTGCGTGGTATACATGTGCAGTGTGCGCGGTGTAGCACTTTCTGCCCACGCTCCCAGCGCTTCACTTTCGGCATCCGCAGCACCCAGCGCCACAAACTCGTACCATTCAGAGTTTGCCTGACGGCAGGCTTCCATGGCGGTCGCCTTATCCTCGCTATTGGCCGTGTCGATAACACCCACGCAGAGCTTGTCCGGTTGCGGGCTCTGGTTAAAATACAGCCGCGCCGCAACGTACTCATCGCTGGTGTTGGAGAATCCATCTGCCAGCATGGCCGCCGGGGAAGTGTACACCCTGACACGTTCGGTCACCGGAATCACGTCACTGCTGCCCAGAATCAACCCAACGTTGAACCCTTTACGAGCGGCCGCCTTCGCGCTCAAATTGATGTCGACCTTTACAATAGGCCGCAGATCTAATTTGATAGCCATTCCTTTTATCACCCTTTCTTGATAATAATGCCGCCCGTAGATACCACAGTTTCGGAATCTTCCGGACGGTTCGCACCAATCGTGACAGGCACGCTGGTGATCGTTTTAACTTCTGTGTCGTAGCTCTTCGCCACGTTGAAAATCATGGTCATGTCGGCCCTGCGCCACCACCTCGCCTGAAACAGCTCCGGAGCATACCTGGGCGCCTCATTCCCGGGCACCACATACACCCCGGCATTCCGCAATAGCGGCACTCCGTTATAGATGGCGGTGCGGATGTTATCCAGATTGGTCGCGCCATTGGGGCCATAGGCAATGAGCTGTGCCTGCATCACCCGCGTCTGTTCCTGGTGCCGGTTCAAATCTTCCCCGGAATCCTGCCAAAAATCATGCAGCGGCTGCGAAACATCCTGTCCGTCCAGAAACGTCAGCTGGAAAAACAGCACATCCTCGTTGTAGCTCCAATCAGGCTGCCCCATTGTGGGCCACGAGCGCCTCACTGGCGGCCTTTCATTGGCCTCCTCGGGGTTTTCCCCCAGCAGCGTCATAAACGCCCTGTAAAACAAAATCTCGAGCTCATCCAATGCCATCACCATCCAGTCTGGAACCTATCGACCGATAGAACCCGTAATCAATATCCGGTGTGACCGTCACAATCCGGTAACGCGCCCCACGCCAGAACACCATGTCCGTAATCTCTCCATCGCTCGTGATGTAGATCCGCTCGGTGGTCAAAATCTTAATGGCCCCGGTCAGCCTGTCCCCTTCAGGAACCTGCTGCAGGTCTTTTGCACTTGCCATGGTGACGATGCCCCGCATAGACAGCTCGGTCGGATTCTCATCCTGCACCCATGTTCCATACTGCCAGGACCCGCCACGCCGCAGTATCGTTATTTTCTGGCTCATCCTCGGGCTGTGAACCACCCGCGCCAGATTCACCCGTGTGTTCATATCAGCCCTCCCTGATCACATACGTGATAGCCTTCCGCATGGTGCCGGTATCCACCAACGGCCGCTCCGACTTTTTCAGCTTGATGGTCAGCGGGCTGTTCGGCGGCCAACCGTTACGTGGATCTGTAAACCAGCCCCGGCAATAATTCTGCGCCGCCATCCCGCAGACGTTCATAGCCTTTTGCATCGCCGCCTCATCGCCCTTGCAGGCTGCCTTAATGACCGCCTGAAACAACTTCCCGATGGCATCCGCATGGGCCTCCAGTGCCGGCTCCAGCACCGGCCGTGGTGGTATATGCCATAACGGCGAGCCGTGGCTCATGATATACAGCTGGTACGCCGCGGAATACTTCATACCCGCGTCGATCTTTGGCTGCATCTCCTCCCGCATCGACTTTTTACGCACACCGTGTGACAGAATGTACAGCAGCTGCGCATTGTTGATAGACTCGCCCTGTCGGGCCGCCTTCTTTTCCGGAATGCCGACCATTATGCGGCGCTTCTTCAGCTTCTGCATCCGTGCCATCAGGCCATCAAACCCGCCATTGTTCTGCCTGTGCTGGACGTTGACCGTTACCATATGTACATCCCGCCCTTACATAACCGCTTGGCGATGGACGCATACAGCACCCCGAACCGGGTCAGCTTAAAATCTGCCCAGCCTGACAGATCCTGCACCGCGCTCGTGTCCAGCGAATAGCTCACACCGTCTGCCGACTCGCTGGTGACCGTACCGATAGAACTCCCGGCCGCCACGATATCGTCAGCACTGCTTCCATCCGGCACATTCCCCTGCATCCACAAGGTCAGCATGTGCGCGGTATACAGCCCGCAGCAATACTCCCACATCTTCCCGAACCGTTGCTCACTGACTACCTCGTTTGTGAGGTCAATGAACATGTCCAGCACGGCACTCGGTACCACCGGCGCCCCATCCACCACCGTCGCAAACTGTGGATAGACCGCCAGGAACTGCTCCGAGGTATAGGTGCTGTTGTTCGGCTTTTTGATGCCGGATGCCTGGGCCCGTAAATGCAGCAAAACCGTGCCGATGCACGGATTCATCATTTCTTTTTCGCGGCGGTCTTTTTCGGTGCGGCCGCAGCAGAGCTGCCCTGCACGATCGGAGCCTCGGCCAGCTTAACCAGAGAGCCGTCTTTTACTACCAGCGGGAAAAGCGGGTCTTTTTCGATCCATTCCGGCGCGGATTCAATGTTGTTGCCACCCAGGGAAACAAACACCCGGTCATCGCCTCCACGGAAACGGAGCTTCTTTTTTGTCAGAATCTGCATGTGTACGCCTCCTCCTAATAAAAAAGCCCGGCCCCTTTGCAGGACCGGGCTGTGTAAAATCAGATGCCGTCAAAGTAGCCAACCGGCTGTAAGTAGTTAAATTTCACCGGGCCCATCTGGGCTGCATACAGGGTCAGGTAAGCGGCCTGCAGCAGATCAGGCTGGGTCATGGCGCGGGTGTTCGGAACGGTGATGTCATAATACAACATATCTTCGTCGTTCACGTAAGCAACCGCACGGTCGGTGGAGCCAGCGCCGGCGCCTTTGCACCAACGGCAAGGTACGATGGTCACGTCCACGCCCTGGCGCTTGGCAATGTTGTTCTCCAGCAGGTATTCCAGGATGGACTTGTCCGCTGCCTGGGAAACTTTATGCAGTCCAATGTAGGCGTAGGCTTCCGGGGTGATCAGAATATGATTAGGCATGCCCTTCATGTCATATTCAGATGCGGTCCAGCCGGCAACCAGCATGTCGTTCACGTCCTGCAGGATTTCGTCCGGAGTTTTGGTGCTCCATGCGGTGGTACCACCCGCACCGGTCGCAACAGAAGTGACGGTAACGTCCGGGTTATTAACCAGGCCGGTGGTGCCGTAATCGGTGAAGCCGGTGTACACGTTCATGTCCAGGGTTTTGTTGTAATTCAGACGGACGCCCTTGTTCATGAGGTCCTCTAAATTACGGCCGATCTGCTTGGACTTCTGCAGGTCAATGAATTTAACCTTCAGAACATTCATCCAGGTCAGGGTCGGGAACAGGTTCTTGTTCATGTCCACCTGAACGATAGGTACCGCATTAGTAGCAGAACCCACAATGCCGTTCTGGTTAGCACCGGAAGTAGCGTAACCTACATCGTAGGTGCTGGTGTATTCCACCCAGCCGCCGCCAGTCTTGGCAACGATATCGCGCTGCCAGGTGACGGAAGTCAGCGGTTCGCGGACTTTCGGGTCGATCTTTTCTAATTCAGCCTGCAGGAACGCCATGCCGGAAGCAACGGCGGCGTCTGCACCGCGGCCATACCCGCCCTTCGGCTGGTAAAATTTGTGGCCGCCCTGGCTCATTGCGTAGGACGCAGCCTGGGCCAGATTTGCGTCAGGTAAACCTAAAAATGCCATAATCAATACCTCCTCTTACGGATTTACACGGGTCAGCACGGTGACCTCGCAAATACGATCTGCATCCATCGCGCCGGTGGTCCATTTTACGTTAGGAAGCAGGACTGTGTTATTACCATCTGCAGCCGCCTCGAAGCCGCCAACTACGCCGTTAGCAACGGACGCATTCGCAGCGATACGAACGTAAACGGCGCCGCCTGCGGTCGGAGTGCCAACATTGCACACTACAGTAACAGCACCGCGGGTCAGCGCATCCATTACCTGGCCAGGCTGATATTCAACCAGGTTCTGGTTAAAATAATTGGTGGCGTTCTTTACCACGCGAACGGCGATGCCGCCAAATTCAGCAGCCGTGAAGCCAGCGCCAACCAGCTCGTAGCTGTTGTCGCTGTTCAGCTTCACGCAGGCACCAAAAGGTACCGCAGCAGAGCTGCTCTTCAGTTTACGCGCAACGGTCACGTCATCCGGAGTGCGCGCATAGTTACCAGGGTAGCCATACCCTAAAGAAATACCAATCGCTTTACCAGCCATGGTTTATACCTCCTTCTTGTAATGCGGGTTGTATTTTGCCGCAATCTCACGGCCCAGGGCCGCGTCATCAACAGGTCTGGAATCAGCCGCCCGGCGGGTAGCTTTCTGAATGGCAGCATAACCGGAGTCTCGTACATTCCCACGGATCATCTGCGCCAGTGCGTCCGCAGCCTTACGGCGCTGTGCCGTCGGGAGAGTCGCCACAAACGGACGTAGAGCTTTGATGGTTTCCAGAGCAGCATCGCGTGCACTGCAACCGTCCTCCACAACGTCCTCGGATTCTTCCGCTTCGATCAGGCCGTCAGTAACCGCGCTCTGGGATTCGTTGATTTCTTCTGGGTCCGCTTCCACAGCATCCTCATCTTCAACGTCCTCCCGTTCGGTCAATTCTTCCTCCAGGGCATCCAGGGCGTCGCCTTCTTCGTCAACATCTGCCTCAGTGCCGGCTTCTTCCTCGACTTCTTCCGGAACCGTGTCCTCGGCCGGCGGGTTCAGTTTCGCAGACAGATCTGCGATGGCATCCTCGATGCGTTTAAACCGGGCCTCGTTCGGGTCTTCCGGTTCCACCGGCTTTTCATCTTTGCCGTCGCCGTTTACCAGCTTCGCGGCTTCCAGCGCTTCTTCCGGGTCGGCGTCCTTGGCAAACGCGGCCCACATGCGCTGTAAAATATTGCCTTTGCTCATGCGTTTTTCGCTCCTTTCCATAGCGTGATCGTGAATGGCCACGCCGTGACCGGCGCGACCTTTATCCACGACGGCTACGTGGTTCCCGCGAATTTCCCTTTGTTCCAAGGTGTGGTCGCCCGTCGGAACCCATAAGCAGTTATACCCGCAAGAGATCTCACGTTTGCCGTCTTGAACCGCGCGAACCAACGCGCCATCATGGATAACTAAATCAGCAACCAGGCAGCCTTCATACTTGCCTGTGCCTTTCCGGACGTCCCGCACAACGCCCCGAGTGTATCGTCCGTAATTTTCGGACGTCACGTCTTCATCCGGGTGGTTTTCCGTTACCGGTTTACCCTCAAAAGACGCCACCGCCGCCGGGGAAAAGACCTCCTCTGCCGGACGGTTCACCTTAAAAATTTCATCCGGGCGCTCGGTCTGCCCGATTTCCCGCCCCAGATAGTCCTGCACGCCAACGCGTGCGATGGGAACGTCCCTGCAAATTAAAAAGCCCTCCGGCGTGCGACTGATGCTGTCGGAGATGCGGCTCCCATAATATGCGGTTTTCATGCTGCGGCAGCACCTCCTATCGCTTTAAATTGGGCCAGCGTCATCCATTGGATGCGGCCCTCGTAGTAAACTTTGTGTGGCCAGCGGATATCGGAGAACATGATCAGCGGCTCCGGATAACACCGGCAATTGAAAATGTCCCCGGCGTGGTAATTCCCGTAGGTCCGGCTTTCACCAGCCAGGGCTTCCGGGCTTGGCGGGTCGTCCCAGTTTATGAGCACCCCGTCCATGAGCCTGTGAGAGTCTCTGACGCGCGAATCCTCCTCGGACCGCCATACATACCAGTTAATTCCTGCGACGGCGCTACGGGCACGTGTGAGCGCCGTAGACGCCTTACTGGACTCGGTCCTTGCTATCAACATCGCGTGCGCCCGGGTCATGTGCGGCCATTTTTCCAGGACGTCCTCCATGATCGCTTCAGGGCGCAGGCCCTCGTTGGCTTCCCGGGCCACCATTTCCGTAACCTGTTTAGCCACCCGCTCCGGCATAGATCTAATGATTTCTGCATTGTGGTCGACCACATCCCAGAACGCAGTGCCGACGGCCGTCTGTCCCAGCTCTGTCTGCAGAGCGTTATATACGACGCGCCCTTTGGCCCCGGACCGGGCCGCCTCCCGCCACGTTCGGTGCCCGTCGGAAAAGATGTGCGTCGCAATGGACCGCGCCAATATCTCCGCCGCTTTCTGGTAGGTAGGGCTGCGGGCGTACCTTCGGATAGCCGCAGCCAATAAAAAAGGACTCCGGATCCGAGATAACTCGGTCCGAAGTCCCTGTATCATTCGCGCCAGCGCCGCGCCGTACCGGCGCTCAACTGATCGCTTTAATTGCCATTGTGTAAAAATCATTCGTTAAGATCTACCTTTTTGGCCTTATTTATTATATCCATCATCTGCTTGGATGAGAACGTGCCCCCCAGAACGCGCGAATTGCTCGGATGGTGCTCCCATTTGTCCTTGCCAATTTTAACGTAGTCCTGCCCGTCGATATGCAGTTCAGCACGGTCGCCCATCATAGAGCCGCTATGCATCGCCTGCTGCAGTTTCTGCAGCGTCGGTTTCGCAGGCGCGGCCTTCGTTTTGGCTGCCGGAGCCGGCGCAGGTTTGGCGGGATTGTAAATCGCGCCAACATGACCAGCTACCACGTTAAGCAAATTGTCTACGTCCCTGTCGTAAGTTTTGCGGTCGATCCAACCATTCTCTACCGACGCGTCCAGTTTTCCAAGGACCGTGCGCAAAGCCTCCCTGTGCGTACTCCCCTGGGCCATTTCCGCGCGCATCTGTTCCGCAAGGGACGCCAGGTCATTCTTGCCTTGTTCTGTGTACTGCTGCACCAGACCGTCTATGCTATTGGGCTTCGATCCTGCCGGAGCTTTTAATTTCCGCAGCGCCTTCTTCACTTCCGGGCTGGTTCCCGGATTGTTCAGCAGCTTGTTCTTTGCGGTGTAAAAATCGCCACCCGCAGACTCCATCGCACCAACCATCATGTTGTGTGCTTCGCCTTCCGGATGATTGCTGGCCTTTTCACCGGTCAGTTTTTTGTAGCCCAGCTTATCAGCACGCATCTGCCGGATGCCCGGTCTTGCCTTTTCCAGCGTGGATTTGGCAGCAGCCATTTTATTATTCTGCTTCGTCAGCTTATCATAACGCTGTTTGTCTTTTTCGTGGCGGTCTAACTTTTCCCGGGCCGTCTCATAGTCGCCCTTTTTGAGCGCGTTTGTCAGGTCGCTCAAATAAAGAGCGGCCATGCTTTTATGAGCATTATCGTAACGTTCCTGGTTCTTGGGAATATCCCCGGCCTTAACACTGTTAACCTTTGCCTTTCCCCCGGACTGCGCCTTCGACACCGTCGCACCGCCGCCGGACGTGAACTGCCCGTTGTTGGCCCGTTTGTGTTTGGACTCGTCCCATTCCGCATCGCACGCCCGGATGCGTTCCAGGTTTATCTGCGTTTTATCAGCCATGACGCGTACCTCCTGATTTTTCGTTGTGGTCATGTTAGCTCTTGCTTTTTGATAAGTCAAGCCTTATTTTTTTAATTTAGGGTATAAAAAAACCGCTGGCGTTTAACCAGCGGTAAAGAATTACATGGACAGCAGATCTACGATTTCAGATGCAATCCGGCAACGTTCGGTCTCTTCGTCCGGATGGTCCATTGACTCCTTGATTTCGATGTCTGCACAGTCATTGTAGACCTTTTCCCAACCATCGTCGTCAAGTTCGTTTAGTTTTTCCAGCGTTAGCCCGAGCTCCCTTGTTAAAAACTCTAACTGTTCTTCGGTTATTTCCACTACGTCCATTTCCTGATTTTCCATTTTTTAGCCTCCTATCGTACACATGCATGACAGTAACGATGTTCCCAGAATCATCAATCACCACTTTTTTACTGTCCTTTTCATAACAGGTCGTGTGCGGAATGTGGCCAGGGTATATGTGCCTTGCGTTTCTCAAGATATCAAGAATTTTTTGTGGATGGATATCCCGAGCCACGCTACGCAGGTTTGAATGGAACGTAATCGATGTAACCTTTTTCCCAGGTCTGTAGCTTCGGCCAAGAAGATGTTTTTTGCACTCCTGCATGTTAGCATTATACTGCCCAGGTGTCAAGTCTTTCTTTTCTGCCTTATCCCCGGAAACAACTTTTAATTTTTCAATCTGGGCTCTCACAGACGGAGTCTGCGTTTTTTTATACAGCTGTCGGATTTTTGTACGCGCTGCGCCTCGTTCTTCGCGATTTTTACCTACGCCTGACCCCGATTTAAACTTCCCGTCGTCCCCACGGGGATGTTCCGACTCGTCCCAGTCGGCGTCCAACACGTAAAACCCGCTGTCGCGCCCAGATTCGCCCGCTGGCGCGTTTTCGTTCCCGGCCTGACCGTTTCCTTGCCCTGGCTCATTTCCGGGCCGCTGTGGCGGTTTTGGAGCGTCGCCCCCAAAATCCATCCCCGGCGGCATCATTTCACCCGGGTCCTCGATCTCATCCGGCGCTTTTTCGATATCTTCGTCGGTAATGTTAGTCCAGACGCCGGTCCGTTCTGACTGCTGCTTCAGTTCCTGCAGACCCGTGCGCTTGGAAATCATGCCGGCATTGAGAGCCGCTACCACATTGTCCGTTCCGGTCTTGGCCAGCTCCATGCGCTCCTTATCAGACGGCTCCGATACCGGATTAAAGTCAAAATCAAGGTCGTCCGGTACCGCCCCAAACATCGACACCATGAACGGCGGCAGCAGCTTATTCAGAATCGGCCGCAGGATGCTCTCCTGTTTTTCCCCGATCATGTCGTAATAATTCTGCAGGTCGGACTCGCCGGTGGCATTTAGCCCCGACGGCGACCGCCCGAAAAGTTTTGTAACCGGAATCTCGGCCGCACCACTGATGTCCATAATGAACTGCTGGTAGCAGTCTGCCAGACCCCCGAACGTATACTGATGCGTTTCCAGACCGTCCGCAGCGTCCATGATCTGAATGCCCATGTTGCTCATCAGCCAATTCTGGGCCGTCAGGGTCCGGTACAGCTCCGCCTGACTCTGCGGGTCAGTGGCCGCCAGCGTCTGCCCTATGTCGTTCATCTTCAGCACCCGCAGATTGGCCATAAAGGTCAGCTGCGCGATGTTCCATGACACATTGTCGCGCTTCTTCAGCTCATCGAACACCGATTCAATGACCGAAGCGCCCCAGTACAGCTCCGCCTGGCGCTCCCAGAACGGTAGGTTATTACCAACGAACCGGATGCAGCGCGTGTGGTGCACCCGGGTCATGGTTCCGTCCACCGGGTCAGTCACGATGTACGCGTCGGGAAGCCCATACTCTGGATCTGAAATATCGTCCACCAGCTCGCTGGACGGACTAACACCGTTCCAGCGGTCCAGAATCATAAGCCCTTTAAAGTCCCCCGGAACCATCTCCTCCAGCGCCAGCGGCATAGCCAACTGCTCCGGGCTGCCCTGGCCCTTGATCAGCATGATGCCAATGGCCCCGCCATACAGACGGCCCCAGCACAAGCCCTCCTGGATCTTTTTGATGAGCTGTGTGCGTCGTAGCTCTACGTCTATTTTTTTGATGAGGTCCGGAGCCAGACCCGACGTGATAGTAATCCAGTTTTTCAACATATCCGCAGGAATTATATCCACGATGCGCCGCACGATCCAGGAATCCCGGTACATGGCATTCAACGTACCAAAATCGTTTGTCATGCGGCTCATAACATACTGCGTGCTGTCTAACAGGTTCGGCGTTCCGGCACCCAGACGCGCTAAAGGATTGCTGAATCCATCAAGCGCCGTCCCGCGCCGCACAACCAGCGCCTGTGCGCTTTTCTTTTTTTTACGCATTTGCAATCCTCCTCGCTTTAATCACGGTGGAAACAAAATAACGCAGGGCGTCGCAGCTGTGGTCGTTTATCTTTAACGGCCGCTCGCGCCCGCCCTGTTCTATTGCCTTGTTATCCCAGGCATAGGACTGATGCTCTTTTATCGTGTTTACGCAGCGCCGGTGAAAATGGATCCTGCGCCGCGTCAGCAACGTGTTCACGTTGCGAATTCCCTCGATAACGCTGTTGTCCGCGTTTATGGTCTCAACCGTCTCCTTCATCCGCAGGCCCCGGTTCCGGAGCTCAATCTTAAAAGACGCCGCCGATGGGTCGATGATGGTCCCCGTAGGCCAGACGTCCACCGGGCACTTGTGAATGAACCCCAGCAGATCGTCCGCATATTGGCTGTTGTCTTTTTCGTGGTTCCCGTCGGCCCGGCTGTCCCAGTAATACTCATCCACAACCCAGATGTCCTGCCCATCATCCCAGATGTCCAGGTACACCATCGGGTTGACGGTGCCGTAGTCAATGGCCAGGAACCGACGCATGATGTGTGCATTTTTGTATATCCAGTCCAGCTTCTCATCCCCGAAAAGCAGGTCGTCAGACCAGGCGTCCCGGTAGATCGCACCCTGGGCCATAACCCAGAGCCCCTGAATGAACCGCTGGTAGAACACGCCAGTGTAGGTCGTTCGGTAACGTTCCCGGACCTCTTCAGTCAGCGACGGATTGTCGTCCATCAAAAAGTGTATAAAAAGCAGCTTCTTCTGATCTGCTTTTTCAATCCAGTTTTTCAGGAACCAGTGCATCGGGCTGTCCGGGTTACAGTTAAACCACATCTTGGCTCCCGGAACGGAGCACCGGCCTGTGGCCTGATTCACAAAAGACTCCGGCATTAAGGCCGCCTCGTCGCAGTAGAGCCCCGCCAGCGTAATGCCCTGAATCAAGTCCTGCGACGATTCATCCCGACCACCGAACACGTAAAAATAATTGGTTTTGTCGTCCTTGGATATTACGATCAGGTTCTCTGTGCGTGACTCCTCGATGGTGAACCGCCGGATCATCAGTACCGGTTTTAACCAGCTCCATACGTTACGCCGGAACGAGCCTACGGTCTTACCGCACATGGCAAAATTCTGGCCGTCGTAGGTGTCCATGGCCCAGAGCACAAAACTGATGGCCATGGCTACCGTCTTACCGGCACGAATAGATCCGTCAGCAATGATGCCGTTATGCTTTCGGTACGGTGACTTCTCCGTCCACCACGTCAGCAGCTGCATTTGCTTCAGGCTGAACCGGCTGAACTTTACGACCGGTTTTATTTGCAGTTTTCTTTTTACGGCCATGCCGCTCACCCCACACATCGACGGCGCTGGCCTTGATAGCCTCGGTAAACCCGTCGTCCTCGTATTCCGTCAGCTGGCCGGCCGTTTTATCCGGCAACACCGTCTGCCCTATCGTGTCCCTGATATATTCCGCAGCCCGCACATTCCCCTTGATGGCAGACGCGATCATCGCCACCAGAACCTTGTCCTGGGCAGTCATATTTGTGGCACTGTTTAGCGCCTCCACGAACGACGTAACCTCGTGGATAGGTGCATCGCTTTCTTTGAACCATGGCAGCTGTAGCAGGTATTCAAGCCCCTCTCGCATCGTTCGCCGTTCGCGCTTTGATTTGCCAGAAGCCCTGCCTCCTTTGCGGCCCTTTTCCGCGGCGTTCGCTTTGGTTATCCGCGTAGCCTTCCCATTGGCCAGGTTCTTCTTGGCTGCCTCGATCTGCGCCGGACTACGCAATGACCTCGGCCTTGCCGCCGGTCAGCTGCTCCCAGCGCTCCACAATTGTCCCGTCCTCTTTTACAACAAACACGTCATGGTTCCCGGAAAACTCAATATATCTTTGAATGATTACGTCACAGTACACCGGGTCAAGCTCCATCATGTAGCAGGCCCTGTGTAGCTGCTCGCAGGCAATCAGCGTCGACCCGGAACCCCCAAATAGATCCAGCACCGTGTCGTCCCGCTGGCTGCTGTTTTTTATGCATTTAGCGCAGAGCGCTATCGGCTTCATGGTCGGGTGTTCACCGTTCCGTTTCGGCTTGTCAACGTAGATCAGCGTGCTGGCGTCCTCGGTGTTCACAACCTCCGCAGTCGGAACCCGCAGCACCAGGTTCTTGTTTCCCGACGCAAAATTGATCAGCATGGACCCGTCCGCATCCTGGCTCATCACTACCGGGAAATTTTCGCTGATGGTCGTCCCCTGCTTCCGGCCCCCGAACCAGCGGTGCTTCCCGCCGGCCTTCCAGCCATACAGAATCGGCTCGTGTTGCCACTGAAAATCCTGCCGGCCCAGAGTGAAAGTGTTCTTGGCCCAGATCAGGCACTGCTTCAGTAGCAACCCGGAATCGACCATGGCCTGCCGGAACGTCAGCGACTCACTGTCCGCATGGCAGATGTACACCGTAGCCCCGGGCTCCAGGACCTCCTCGGCCCGCTGATAAAAAGAAAGCAGGAAGTCATAAAACTGACTCCCTGCCATTTTGTCGTTTTTGATTTTCAGGTGTTCTTTTGTACCGCCGGTGTAGTCGATGTTGTACGGCGGGTCTGTGAACATCATGCTCATGGGCACCCCGCCGGTGAGCTTTGCCACATCCGCAGCGTCGGTAGACGACCCGCACATCAGCCGGTGTGCACCCAGCTGGTAAATCATGCCGGGCTTTGTTTTCGGTGTTTTGATTTTCTCCACCGCAGCCCCGAAGTCGAACCCGTCCTCCTCCGGTTCCGGATCTGGCAACTCGAACCCGAACGCCCGCATGTCAATGTCAGCGATTTGCAGCAGCTCCCCGTTCAGCAGTGACTCATCCCAGGACGCCAGCTCGGCCGTTTTGTTGTCGGCCAGCCTGTAGGCCCGTATTTCTTCTTCTGTGAGGTCGTCTGCCCGGACGCAAGGTACCTGCCGCATGCGTAACCGCTTCGCCGCCTTGAGCCGCGTGTGGCCGCATACGACCACATTGTCTTTGTCAATCACAATAGGCTGCCGGAACCCGAACCGCTTGATCGACTCTGCAACCGGCTTCACAGCCGGGTCGTTTTTGCGCGGATTATGCTCATACGGCACCAGCTCCGACGGCTTCAGATACTCAATGTTCATGCTCATAACAGCCTCCCAGCCAATAAAAAAAGCGGGCAGGTTTTTCACCTGTCCGCTTCAGACACTTTTTGCATTATAGTCATTATATCACACAATGAATTTTGAGTAAACCCCTACGTGATAATTTTTTTCCTTTGGTCGTTTCGCCGGCTTCGGAGCGGTTCCCCCTTTTTGGCCCGGCGCTTGTCCAGCTGTTCCAGAACCCAGTCGTACTCTTCCTGCGTGCAGTACAGACGCCGCTGCAGCCGCCGGTCGATCAGCTGCATCTTGGGCCTCCCTGCGCCTTCCCTGCGGCCACCGTTGTGTTTCCGGCCGTCCTCTTTTTTCTCTTCCATGCCCTCACCTCCACGGGCCCATATTAGCATAAAAGGACTTGAAAAATCAAGCCCTTTTTTTGCTGTAAACCAGCGCTTCCCGTAGGATCTTACGCGGCATTTTAAACAGCTTGTACGCATTGTCCAGTACGCCGTAGTATTGCAGGCTGGGAACGCCGTGATGCCGGTCCTCGTGCATGATGTACACCAGCGCCGGCCCGTAGCCGTCCACCCAGAGGTACTGCTTGTAGTAAAACCTTGGGTAACCTTCGTAGCGGTCCAGGCTGCGCTCGTCGCGCTCCGAAATTTCCCAGAGCAGCGCCGGAACCTTACACCCATCCTCCCGCTCGATGGTGGCGTAGCTGCCGGTCTGCGAGCCCTTGAACATGAGCCGCCACCCGTCCAGCGTGGTGGTCCCTACGAACGCGGAGTCCGGGCACCGGTACTCCATCTGGTCCAGGTCCATGTTGGACCCGTAAGCAATGTACAATTTACGCATTTTAACATCCTCCTTTTATTTGAACCGGGGCTGTGGGCCCCGGTTAGGCTGCCTGGCCGTGGCGCCATGCGCTGCAGCCCTGCAGATTTGCCATCATGTGAGTGCGGCAGGTCTTGAACTCGTCGCCGATCAGGCCCAGCCGGAGCAGCCAGCAGCGGAACGTGTACTTCTCATTGTCGCTGACGGTGCGGTCCATCTTGATGCTGCGGCTGTTGATGGCCAGCGCGCTGACCGCCAGACAGAACTGCACGTAGGCTTTGATCTTGCCGGCGTGTGTGGTTCCGTTGAACAGCCGGAACTCTACGGTGCCCTTGCTGAACGTTGCGTGCAGGTTCAGGCCATGGTACCGGGTGTCGTTGTAGTGGTGGTGTTTGCCGTTTACGCTGGACCCCTGGGATTCGTACCACAGATGCTCCCATGCGTTCATGTTCGCAGGACGCTCGCCCTTTTCGATGCGGTCGGCCAGGTTGCAGTTAACCTTCTTGGTGTAGGTGCATTCCCGGCGGCCGGTGATGGCCAGGGCCTTGTACAGAATGTCCTCCTTGGACCGGAAGATCTTGACCAGGTTCAGCAGGCTGCGTGCGTCGTGCTTGTCAGCGCCAACGTGTACGTGGATGCCGCAGGAACCGTCTGCCTTTGCGCCTTTGCCCCGCAGGATCCGTACCACTTCCTGCACGTCTTCCAGGTCGTCGTAGGTGCAGATCGGGGTGACCACTTCGCAAGCATGGTCGGCATTGGTCAGGCTGCCGTCCCTCATGAACTTCCAGGTGCGGCCCTTGCGGTCGGTGCAGGTCCAGGCATCGTAGCCAATCTCGTAACCAGCGTACCGTGCGTGGGTTCCAAAGTATTCCGCAATCGCCAGGGCTGCGGTTTTCCGTTCGATCTTAACCAGCTCAACCTCTACTCCGAACGTCTGATTCCTTAAATCTAACTTTGCCATGTTTGCGTCCTCCTTTATTTTCACCGGCCCCCGCGGGGCTCTTTGCCTTTCGTTGTGTGCATATTAACTCTCATTTTTTGAAATGTCAAGCTCTTTTTATTAAATTTTTAATTATTTTTAAAGGGCGCATAAACCCGCATGGTTGACAGGCTTGTGTAATAAAAGAGGACGGCGTGTGCATGCCGTCCTCTTGTTTTTACTCTTTTTTTCTTGTTTTTTCCCGCGGCCGTGACATTTGTTTGCGCCGCACCTGCAGCTCATGCAGGAAGCCCCGCAGCATAGCCGCCGGAATGATCACGGACCCGTTGCAATCTTTGAGGTTCCGCAGGATCGTCCGCGCGTCCGCATTATCCGGCACAATGTAATTCATCCGTCCAACGCCTCCGCTCCATACAACCGCAACGCCAGCACCCGGACCAGTGACGCCTTCGCCTTGGCCACCACCTGCCAGGTAGTGTCGTGCTTTTCCGCAATGTCCTCGATGCTCATGCGCTCAAAATAAAACTCCACCAGCCACGGGTACCCGGCGTCCATTTTGATCGTGTTCAGGGCCCGGTCCATAACAGCCAGCTCCTGCCGGTCGCGCTCCAGCTTGGCCTGTACCGCCAAAATGCGGCCCTCTTGGCGCTCCTCCGGGGTGAGCTTTACCCCGGCCTGCTCCGACCACCGCACAATAGACTTACTGGTCTCCGTCACCTTTTCCCGCCGCAGATCTTCGATGTCTGCAGGCCAGCGATTGTGCACGTTATCCATGAGCACCGGGTACGCATACAGCCGCTGCTCCGTTGCCTTGTACCCAGACATCCGTGGCGGTTGGCGCTGGGCCAGCACCAACGGAACGGTCTGCCGCACTGTTTCGATGATCAGTTTCCGGACCTCTTTGTCATTCATCGTCACGCCTCCGCCGCTTCGTCACCGCTACCAAACCCAGGAAGCGCCTGATGTTTCGCGTTTTCCGGTTCCGCATCCTCCGCAAATTCCAGCACGGTCTGTGCACGTTCACCGTTGATGTACGCCATAGCCCGGTCAATAAACTGCCGGACGGTGTACGTCAGATCTTGCCCCAGGACGTCCTGGTTCTCGTTTTCGCGGGTCCCCGGATACGAACCCTGATAGGTGTCAAACAGCCCGAAAAACGGAGTCTTGGATTTGACCTCGTGACCAGGCAGCCCGTACATGAGATGGAACGCCACCTCCTCCGTCCAGGACTTCTTGTCACTGGCCTGCCGGAGCTCGATGCCATACATCGCGAAATGAAACGGCGGGTGCGCCATCGCAACGTCCACGCCAAACATCTTCTGCATGACCGGCATCGATAACTGCTTGACCAGTCCGGTCAATTCAGGCACCGGTGGCTCTTCACACCGCACCCGGACCACATCGCCGATACAATTCTCACCCTCTGCCTGGTAGCTGTACTCGATTGGAGTAACCACCGGCGGGTTTAAAAACTTGAACGAAATAAACTGCATCAAAACCACCTCCACACTAACGATACAAACGCCCAGAACCCTGCCAATGCTATCATCGTCAGAATAAAATCAACGTTCACGGCGCCTCGCCTCCTGCTTTTTGATAAACTGCTTCCATGCCTTTTTCAGATCTTCCGCATTCTGTTTCCTTACGGCGTCTCGATCCTGCACCGTAACCGCCTCCGTCCCCATTTCCAGCACTCATCCTCCGATAGTAAAAACAGATCTAACCGGTCACCATGGCCGCCGCCTAAACGGTCCTCTACGACCCACGTGCGCCCGTCTGGCAGCGTTACACGGGTGCCAAAAGGTAAATGATCAGCCGCGCAGGTAGCTCCCGCTGTAGGCCAAACTCCGGACGCCGTAGGGTTGCCGGTGTGACAGTAGGAAGAAATGTTCAACGTCTGCCAGAACACGGCCAAAAGAATCAGCTTTTTCATTCCGTATGCGTCTCCTTTAGCCACGCCTCCGCTTCTTTAACTCCGCTATCCACATCGACTATCCCGGCATTAACCACTTCTGCCGTGAAAAATCTGTCCATCAACACATCCGTTACTGCAATTTTGTAAATCAGCTTTGCCAATTCTTCTGTAGAACAGGTACGAATATATTCCTCGTTTGTCATTTCACCTTTTCGGTAATCTCTGCAACTTTTAACTTTTGAACTGTAACCACCAGCAACTATTTCACAGTAGTTAGCGTGTTTACAAGTTGAACATACTGTCATTCTGCCACCACCCTTTATTTCATTTGGTCTCACTCTCCTGCTTCAGCCTTTCTGCAAGTTTTTTAAATCTTTCCGCAACCTCGGAATTCACTCTGCCCACGTATTTTTTATAAACAAGCAAGGCGTTTTCTTGGGCCTCCGCCTTGCTACGGAAGCAATTCCTGGACCGGAGCAGCAGATAGTCCATAAAGCAGTCACGCCATACCTCCGGGTGCGTCAAAATCGTCCCATCTTTGGTCCACGCCACATACCAATAAGGGTCGCCCTTATACGGCCGCCAGGGCATCCTGCGGATCTCGTCATAGCCATTAAGCAACTGACCTAACTTACACGCACATGCCCATGATAATATCTCCGTCCCCTCTTTGCTTTTTCCTTGCAGACCGCTCTCTTCAAACCACCAAACATAGTCGTTATGCGTGTGTTTCGTCCGGAACCTTTCTCCCAGCCGCACGCCCAGCAGCCGGGCCACCTCCGGCATTATAGTCATACCTTCACCCCCTGCTGCCGCCAATACCTCTCCATCTGGTCCACCTGCTCCGGCGCTAAATCCAACAGCCGCATGGTCTGATCCATTGTGGCCAGTACACGATTTAACCGCGACTGACCGAAGTGAAACTCCTTCTGCAATGCGTCCAACATGGCCAGCGTCGCCTCTTTGCGCCCCTGCTCCAGTTTCGATTCCGTCAAAGTCTCCGCCGCAATACGCACCGTGTTGAACAGTTTCTTTTTATCTTTTTTCAGCTTTTTGATTTTCGATGCAGTTATCATTCCCCAGCGCCTCCTTCCAACATTGCTCGCATGAATGATCCGGGCATGACCGGGTGTCCCGGTAGCTGGGTAGTCCCCAGCCGTCAGGGCACTCCGTCCGCAGGATATTCTCATAGAGCGCCGGCCTCTTTTCTTTGCACTCCCGGAACCAGCGCCGCTTCAGCCAAACTACGTTCATGGCTCCGCCCCCTTCAAAAGACCCGTCCGCTGCATGGCCTGCTGCAGCTTCTCCGCGTCCTTTCCCAGCACGTAGCTGTTCACCGCGGCCTCGTCCTTCCGCTGGCACGCCTGATCGTACAAGCGCCGGAGCTGCGCCCAGACCGTCGGCATATCCACTTCCAGCACGTTCTGCAGGTTGTCAAACCCGTAGCTGTCCACTGCAGCCTTTATCTCCGGTGTGGACCACATCGGCTCGCAGGGAAGCCCGAAGTCTGGATCGTCAAACGGAATCTCTCCCAGGCACCCATGGAACCAGGTGCGTGCGATTCCCTGCTGGATTTCTTTCTGGGCCTCCTGCCAGGTCTTGACCTTCCTGGATGGATCTACGGTAGCCATCAGCGACATGGCCGCCTGCCGGATCTCCGCTACGGATGGCAGGAATTTCTGCTCACAAATGCATTTTTTTATCGTTTTGTTTAAAAGTTTTGGTGGAATATCAGCCAGCATACTGGCATACACGTCCTGCGTTTCTTCTTCATTTTCCAGCCGGTACGCTGTAAACAGCAGTTGCACGGCGTTCATGGTTTCAGCTGAGTATGTCATCAATATCCTCCTTGCTTAACCGGCGTCTGGCCTTCCCAGACTTGCTGTCCTGATCAGCCCAATAACAGATGGTCGAAAAATGGTCTGCATACTTTTTCCCGGAAGATTGCATATACACCGACAACCGGTCAATTTTTTGCTGCCAATCTGGGAATTTTTCCTGCAGCTGCTGCAATTCTTTTGCAGTGAGAAAAACATTGGAATGCGGGCCGTATCGCGCGCGTGTTTCTTCCCCTTCTTCCCCTTCTTCTCTTTCTTTTATAATAGGTAGGTCCGCCGTTTGTCCGCCACTTGTCCGCCGTTTGTCCGCCACTTGTCCGCCATTTTGTCCGCCAACAAGCTGGTACTTTGACCAATTAACCACGGTAATAAGCGTGTTCCGCGGGCTCGTTTGTACGCCAATTTGACCTTCACTTTTTAGCAGGTTTACTATCCGCCTTGTTGTCGTTTCTGGAATCCGTAAATCCGCCGCTATTTGTCGGAGCTTAAAAACACCCTGCCCAGGCTGCAACGTGATGCGTTTTCCCTCGAAAACAACGTCCGTCGGGCGCCAGTTTACGCGGCCCAAAATATACATCCAGACAGCTAACACGTTAGGCCGCAGCATCCATGGGTTCCGGAAAATAGACCTGTGGATCTTGATCCAGCCTTTCTCATCGTCCATGCTGCCGCCTCCCTAAAACAAACTCTGCACCGTAGTCATGTACGGCATAATGTCCTCTACGGACCGGGCCAGGATGTACGGCGCATAACCCGCCACCGCAGCCTGGTACCTTTTCTGTGCCGGGCTCTGCCGGCCGTCCTTTGACTTGCACTCGATCAGGATAACCCTGCCGCCTTTGTAGGCTTCCATGTCAGGGCGCCCAGGAACCACATAAGGACCAAACTGCGGGTTACTTTGCACGAACCAGCCGTCGGCCTTCAGCATTTTCTTTATTGAGTCCTTGACTCTGTTTTCCGGCGTGTCTTTCATACGCCCTCCATGTAAACCGGTACCGCTACCACCCCGCGGATTTTATCCACCGCGGCCTGCTTGTTTAGATTCCGTTCGGAGCCGTGCAGCAGATACACGGCCTGCGTCTTGGACAAGTCCTGCGTATTCAGGAACGCCGCCACGTGGTCCACCGACATGTGGCTCTGCAGGATCCGTTTAGCCTGGGCCTCATGCACCGCACCGGCCGTGATGTTTTCCTGCAGGATAGGCAGCTCATAATTGCACTCCAGCATCCAAACGTTGATGTTGTGAAACTTATATGACAGCAGGTACGTGTCCACAGCAAAAACAACCCGCGTGTAATCCGGAGCCGTGATAATAAACCCGACCGGCTCCTCGGCGTCGTGCTCGACAGGGAACCGGGTCACAGTCCAGCCCCCGATAGAGTACAGGCCACAGGGCCACGCCTGCTGTTCCAGAACATACCCCGCTCCCACAGCCCGACGTGTCCCCGGGCTCATATGCACCGGGATACCGGCGTCCAGATACTGCTGAACGTACCCGGCGTGGTCTTTATGCTCGTGCGTAACAAGGCACGCTACGACGCGAGATAAGCGCGCTGTGAGCTTTTCCCGGAGCTTGGAGACAGGAATACCAGCCTCCAGCAAAAGGACGCTGTCGTCGCATCGTAGCGCGTAACAGTTACCCTTGCTGGAGCTGGCAATAATCTGAACGTCCAATTAGAACGGCCGCTCCGGTTTTTCTGCAGGTGCCTCTGCAGGAGCCTCAACCGGCTGTGCGGCCTCCATGGCCTCTTGCGTTTCCACCTCGACCCGGTCGATCACGTCTTGTACAGACCCGGACCCCGTCACGTTTATCGGCTCGTCTTTCAACTCCTCAACAGTGGGCAAGCCCATGCTGATCTCCGGAGCGCACGTCCGGATAAAGAACGCCGCCGCACGGTAGGTCAGCATCAACTGCGGCATGGTCTGCCATTTGCTGCCGTTCTTACCGTACCAGCCCTCCTTCTTGGCCATGCCGATGGTTACATCAGGCCCGGTCAATTTTTCGCCTGTGGCCAATTCTGAAGCATACGCACGGCATCCGTAATCATCCTTCCCGGGAGTCCCGAAAAACTCATAGCGGATCGGGCTGTACTTCCCGCTCATGTTGAACGTACTGATCAGGAACTTGCTGCTCCAGCCAGGGTTCCCATATACCACGTACATGTTCTGCATTACCATCATCGGGCTGGCATTTAACCGGTTAGCCATATCCAGCGCGATCAGTACGTTGGCCGGTTTTTTCTGAAATGCCTGCGGAATGATATCAGACCCTGCCAGCTTGGAAGCCAGCGCCATCATAGACTCCATGCCATCCTTCGAGAATAAAAAATTGTTTGCAACCGTTAACGCCTTGTCCATCATTTAACCTCCATTTTCAACTGATTAATATTTTCCTGTGCTTTCAATAGCACCAACTGACTTTTTACTTCCGGTGTAAAGGTGATGCTTTCGGCGCCGTCAATCCACACCGGATTCAAGATCTGCAGCTTCTCCTGCAGGGTCCCCACGATAATCATGCCGGCACGAATTTTCTCTCCCTGGGACAAATCCCGGTACCCGACGCCGTGCATCGTAAGCTCGCAGGTTTCAACGATGTCGTCATTCGTTACATTCTGCTGGAAAAGCCGCCATTCCAGCCCCGGGAACAAGGTGTTGACTTTGTCTGTCAGCATGCGGCACTTGGCAATAACAAACTGTGTCACCAGCCGCAGCCGTTCCGAAGCAACATCCGCGTTCTCCCGCTGTGTCTGCAGGTCTTCCCTAAGTGCAGCCACGGCCTGCAGCGTCCGCAGATTTGCCTGCATCTCGCCCAGCTTCGCCTGCAGCCGGCTGCGGATATTGCGCGCCTCTTCCAGGTTCGCCAGCTCTGCCGACTTGTCCGGGACCGCAGCGCCCGCCAGAGCCTGCTCGGCCTTGCGCTTCTTTTCCATGAGCTCCTGGTATTCCGGAAGATCTTCCACACTGTGTCCAGCAAGCGCTTTTTCTTCCGGAGATGTGATGCCCTCCTGCGCCTTCAGGTCGTGGTACTCGGCTTCTTTTTTCAAAAATTGGGAGTGGCACTCTTCTGCAGCAGATTCAAGCTGTGCAATTTTCTCGTTTAAAGCCTTCCCCTTTATAACAATTCCTTCCAGCCGGAGAGATTTGTCGCGTTTAAACCGGGAAATCATTTCATTTCTTTTTATTTCCGGAAGCTCCTGCCCGCAGTACGGACACGGCCCGAACGCGTCGATCGTTTCAGCGTAGACCTTGTCGTACTCTCGATACAAAGCTTCTTTTTCTGCCTGCAGGCCAGACAATGCCTGACGATCCGCCAGGTGCCGGGTCGCAATAAGATCTAAATCATCTTTAGCCCGGGCCATCTTCAAGTGCAAATCAGATGTAAGCTCGTACGTTTTGCGTCTGGCAGCGGACACATCCGCGTCAAATTTATCCCGGAGCCGGAGAAGTCTCTGCCCGATATCCTCCACAGCCCGCTGCAACCGTTCATGCGCATCTTCAGCCTTGGCCCTGTTAAGCGCGGATTCGGCCTGTGTGACGGCTTCTTCCTGTGCCTGGACCATTTCCTCCTGCTTGGCAATTTGCGCCGCCAGATCGGATTCTGTGACGTTCCCGGCCAGCTTCATGGTCTGATCAATCCGTACCACGCCCTCTTTTATTGCTTTGTTCGCCAGCTTCAGCTGGGCCGCAGCCATGGACCGGATGCCCTCAAGGTCGTGTTTTTCCAGCATAGCCTCCAAGGGCTTTAATTCCGGATGGGCTGCAATCACCGCCGCATCATCTACGCCGCCGGCAATCTGCAGTAACAACACCCGCTGCTGTTGCCAGGGAAGCCCCGGAAAATACGCCGGATCACTGGTCAGCTTCATGCGGTCAGGATCTATGTTCTCCTTCACCCAGGCATCATACCGGGCTGCCGGTACCGGCTCGTCGTTTATAAAGTATTTCGTAGTATTGCCTTTGAAAATTTTGTCGCCGGAGTTTTTATCTGCGGAATACACCTCGCAGAAAACCCGCCGCAGTGTGTGGACCTCTCCGTCCTCGTCCACCAGCCTGCCGGTGACAGCCACCTCAACCTGCCGTAGCAACTCCCCGTCGGCCTGCCGGGGCCGGATGGTAGCTTCACCCTTCTGTCCGGTACCACAGACACGCCCCTGCGCGTCCTTGCCGGTCAGCAGCCAGCAGAACGCGTCAAACACGCTGGTCTTCCCGGTGCCATTGGCGCCGGAGATGATCGTAACATCGCCAAAATTTACCGTTAGATCTTGGTGCCCTTTAAAATTCTGCAGAGCCAGAGATAACAACCTCATGCGAACTCCTCCCCTCGTGCGTAGGCCAGGGCTTCATTCCAGCCAGTGTTGACCAGCATCTCATCGGCAGTTTTAACATCTTTACAGAGCTCACGCGCCAACATAAACTCAGATACGCATCCAATGCTTTCCTGCCAGTTTCCACACATCACGATGCCGTCGCAGCGCCGGAGCAGCTCCAGGCAATAATCCAGCCCCTGGATGTAATCTGTTTTGCTATACGGACACCGGATCGCGTGCACCGGGCTGACGAAACAAATATCCGGATATTCGGTCTGCAGAACCCGCACTATCACGTCCGCCTTGGCCTCGTTTTCCTGCTTACCCCCGTAGGGATGTGACACATAGTATATTTTCATTCCAATATCCTCCATGAACGCGGGCCGCCTGTGATAGAGCACCTCACCCCTTCTGCATCTGCGCCTGTGGTTGACGGTCCATCGGCCCGCGTGGTATAATTAACTAACCTGAAAAATTAATCGTTGCTTTTGTTTTCGCACGCCGCTGATACTGCAATATCAGCGGTGTTTTTTTATGAATGCATCGGCCAACGTGCCTATCTCATTCAGCGGAAGCACCTTCCCGTCTAACGATACCGCTATATCCACGTTGTCACCCAGCAAGCCTTCCTCCCATAGCTGTTCGCGCAAGGAAGCAAAAAGAGAAACGATAAGAACATTCCTGCCAGGAGCATCGCAAAGTTTTATCGTTTGGGAAAACAGCGACATGAGAGCAATCATAAGACTCCCACCCGAGATGCCACTCATGCATGTTTCGCAGTTGTCCTTGGTTAGCGCCGCAATCACAACCTCGACATCCTCCGGGCGTTCCACCTTGACGCCCGATTTTTCAAGTTCAAAAACTTTCATTCTTTCCCCTTTCCGCACACCACACCCAGCGTGGCAGCCTTTAAACTTTTACACCGGAAACATTTTTTATTTCGCAGCGGTCGGCTTTCGTTGACCTTGCGCTTGGTACATCCGGCCTGGTTCCCGCAGGTCCGACATTGCCATGCGTCCGCGCAAAACCCCGGAATGGCCGGGCACCGTCCTCCTAAATCCATCACCTCACCCCCGCAAACGTTACGTTAATTATTCCGACCGCCCACACCATCTCAAACAGCACCAAAACAAACAGCGCTCCGGCCAGGTAATCGTTGTGATCTACCTGATCAGCCATCCAGTCCCCCAGACGGTCCAACAACTCCAGAGCTATGAACCAGAGCCCCCACGCATAACACCAAATCTTCAATGCACTCGCCTCCTTATCTGATTAAACATACGCCACCAGTCCGCGGTAACATTTCCCTGTCGCCAGCATTCCAAATACATCTCTTTATGCAGCTCCCATTCGGCGTTGGTTTCGCACCCACGGTACAACGCCCGTAGTGCATTCAACTGCACGCCGCAGTCATATCTCGTTGGGTTCATGCGTGCACCATCCTCTCCGCAATGTATTTATCGATCGCCGCGGCCGGGATCAGCTTCCGGTTGTTCCGGATAATAAAGCCGATCTTCCCGTCGGCAATCTCTGCCTTCAAAAAGTTGATGCTGCAACATAGCAGCTGGCACGCCTCCCCGGGCGGGTACAACATCCGCCGCGGAATTTCCTTTGCCTTTTTCATGGACCGCCCTCCTTTCATTGCGTATTACGCAACGATTTTCTTAAAAAAAATACGCCCCAAGACTTCCGGTTCTAAATCCAGAACCGCTGCAATAGCATAAATAGCCATTGCGCCAGGGCGTACTCTTCCGTTTACAATATCAGACATGGTATCACGACTCAGACCGCATGCGTCCGCCATTTGCTGAATGGTATTCAAGCCTTTGTCGATCATCCGCTTCCGCAATTCAACATTATCAACGGTATACACAGGGCTCCCTCCTTTCGTCGCTTATTACGCAATAAGAATAACATACGAAAGCGGAATTGTCAACGCTTAATACGCTAAAATTTATATGTTTTTCGGAAATAATATTGCATTTTGCGTAAAAAGACAATATAATGGCGTAAACAGGGAAAGTGAGGAAAAATGCAATGGAAACAAAACTATGCGAGAACCTAAAGAAATTACGTGACCTGCACAAATACTCATTTAAAGATTTAGAAAAGTTAATGGCTGGAAAAAGCTGCAAAGTAACAGCTTCCACACTGCAAAGATATGAAGCAGGGATAATCCCTAACGTGCCATACGATTCAATAATCGCCCTTGCGGAGATTTATGATACTCCGCCAGCCGCACTAATGGGATGGTCGACCGAGCCAATTTTAAACCTTACAGAAAAAGAAGTCCTAACCGATTTCCGTAAATTAAACTCCTTCGGCCAGGACAAAGCCGCAGACTACATCCACGATCTGACCGAGAACCCCAAATACACGGAAAAAGAATCGTCCATCTCGACCGATACCGCCTGACCCATAAAAACCATTCGTGCTCGTAACTTCCGACAAGAATCTATCAAGAAGCAAGTTACCCGCAAGTTAAAGAATCGCTCAACCATGCTGTTTTCAGGGCTTGACGCAATGAAAAATTACGTCAAGCGCAAGTAACATAAGATCCAGAAGTGTGTTGTTTTGGTTCTTAACTCGCCAAATTTGGCGAGTCTTTCGAGTAGGTTACGAGTAGGTTACGAGTAAAAAAAGACCGCCCGGTGCTGGCACACCGGACGGTCATGCAGACGACGCATTTTTTAGTTTGACGAAAGACAAAAAGGAGTTGCCTGCCTTTTTATTATACCATAGGCAGGCACTCCGGAAAAGAGGTAAACATGTCAGTATTCAAAAACCCCAACGGCCTGTGGTACGCCAGAATCTCAACCGGCCAGAAAAACGAAAAAGGAAACTACACCTACGTCACCAGCAAACACGGCCGCAAAAGCCGCGGTGACGCCCTCATGGACGAAGCAGAGCTCCGTGTGTTCGTAGCCAGCAATAAGGCCGACACCCTGACGCGGATCCGGAACCATGAGCTCCTGGACCGGTACATGGCCACCAAGGGCATCCGGAAAACAACGGCCAAAACCTACCGCAGCGCCGTGAACCACATCAAGCGCCTGCTGCCGGATATCCCCGCCCGGGATACCACCACCATGCACATGGAAGCATACCGCCAGGCTGTGCTCCAGGAACCGGTGGCCACGTGTACCCACCGCACCCTGATCTCCCTGGTCAAGGCAGCCTTCACATGGGCCGCAGATAACGATATGATCATCAAGTCCCCGGCCCGGAACCTGAAGCTGCCGGTAAAGGCCGAACCGGCCGGTATGCATGTACAGATAGATCTGCTGCAGGAGATTCTGAACACAGCCAAAACATACCGGTACAGCCAGCTGTACATCCCGCTGCTGTTGGCCGGCATGTGCGGGCTCCGGATCTCTGAGATCTGCGGTCTGCAGGATAAAGACGTGACCGCGGACTGCGTCCAGGTGCGGTACAATTTCCTGCGGGCTGACAGCGCCCCCAGCCTGCAGCCATTAAAGACAAAAGCAGCAGCCCGTGTGGTGCCCCTGATTCCCGCTGTGAGCCGCGAAGTAAAAGCATACAAGGGTTTTATCAAGACGTGCCGTAAAGCTTCCCTACAGGCCCGTATGGAAGCCAAAAAGAACCCTGGCTTTTTAGACGGCGATGCGCCATGGGATGATTCCGGATTCTTCTTTGTGTTCCCCAAAGATGGACGGCCCCACGCCAAAGAATATGTGGAGCGGCAATGGAAACGCTTCAAAATGTCCCCGGAGATGCAGCCGCTGATCAGCAAACACCCGGAACTGGCCAAGATGCGGCTCCATGACTTCCGGCACTCCTTCGGGTCCAACCTGCGGTACGCCGGAGCGCCCATAGAGGACGTGACCGAGATCCTCGGCCACACAGACAGCAACTTCACCCGGACCACCTACGCACTGCCGATGCAGGGCACCCATGAACGCAGTATGGCGCGATTTGCGAAACTTTGTGAAAAATGATTAATTTTGTGAATGAATTTCTGGTCTCTGTGACGAATTAATGAAAACTGCCAGGTATAAAGCCGGTAATCGAATTAGATAGAATTAGATAAAGAAAAGCCCCGGACGCCACAATTTATGCGGTCTCCGGGGATTTCTTTAGATAGAATTGAAAAGTCAAGCCTTATTCTTCGGTCTTGATAACCTTTATTTAAGGCAGGGAACGCCAGCCCAGACGGTGTGCGCATCGTGTCGTTTGGCAGGCGACGCCCGTGAACAAATTTATGAAAAACGCGAATTAGATGCAATTAGATTGATTTAGATATATTTTAATAAGGAAGAAAAATGACCGGCGTGTAGCCGGCCATTAACCCCTTTGATTAAAATAAAACTCGGCTCTTTCTTTGGCCATCCTTACGTTGTCGAGCAATCTCTCCATGCTTTTAAGACTGCACCACGCATCTATCCATTCCCTCGTCTGTGGATTCTGTACGGCTACACACTTTTGTACAACCAGCCTTGCTCCATTACGGCCCAGGTTCCAAATCAAATAACGTGTGCTCCCTACCTCGCATTTGTAAACCGTCATGCCATCTACGTTGTTTCGGATCCATTTCATAACCATGATTATTTCACCTCCCAAATTTCACGCAGGCTCATGGAGCCGTAGCAGCAACCGTTCTCAATTTCGCGGGCCTTTTTCTGTGCGCTCCGCAGGTTCCGCGCTTCAATTTCTCTCGTGGTTTCGTAGCCGCCATTTTTTAACTGCGGATTAGATCTCCAGAACGTAGCTTTGTATTTTTTCATTTTCGCTCCTCCTTATGCCATCTTTACATCTACCATCCAGTCAACTGCGTGGTTCATTTTGCCGGTCGTTTTTTCCAGGACCATGTCGTCCTCGTCCACCAGGTGCAGGCCCTTCCCGACCTTCACGAACCGGAGCCCTTCAAAACCGCTTATGTTGCACCGGTACACGTAAGCGCTTCGGCTTTCCCCGTCGTAGCTCTTGCCGTCCCAGCCGTTGAAGCTGAAAGTTACTTTTTCGCGGGTCTTGGTGAATTCGGATTCGAAATCCTCGCGATAAATCGCGGTGCCGTGTTCCACCAGGAAAAGCTGTTTTCTTAATTCGTACCATTTGCTAACGTTTTTCATTTGGGCTCCTCCTTTTATCTTCCCCGGGGTCCGGCCCCGTTCCCTTTCGTCATGTGCATGTTAACTCTAACGATTTGAAAAGTCAAGTCTTTTTTATCAATTTTTAAAAATATTTTTTGCAATAAAAAAAGACCCCGGACCGAGGTCCGGGGCAAGATTTTAATCGTGATTTTGGTAGTACTCGCACATCTTGTCGTCAATTTCTTGTTTCTTTTTTAGGAGCCGCTTCTCTTCGGCGATCCACGCCTTCATGTCGGACGGAGCCTTCCCTGTGCGTGATTTTTTCCGAAACGCGGCAATTTCATCGTTCAGCGTGTCCATTTCCTTTTTTAATTCACCGATTGCTGCTGTATTCATTTACATCCTCCTCCGAAACAATCAAGCAACTACGGTCTAATACGTTCCAAAAATCATGCCCTTTTTGGTTATAATTCCCGCCTTCAACATATATCACATTATACCCATGCTGCAGGCACCAGACAGCCAGCTGCGCATCATCGTTAAAAACGTTGCTGGGAACCTTGTCGGAATCTTTGTGGTAATCAAAAACCTTTACCTTTTTAGGATCAATAGCGGCTTTGATGGTATTGTCGCCATAGTGCCTGGACTCATGCCAGTCCTCTGCAAAATAGTGCCCGTCTCCATAAATGCCCTCACCGATCCAGGCGTTTTTATCATACCGGAATCCATTTGTTAAATCTTTCCCGGTCAATCCGTACCGGTTCGGACCGCTGGAATTCCCGACTGACCGATACATAACCGGCAACTTATTGTCCTTGACATATTTATCAAAGTCTTTAGCAGGAAGCACCGTCGGCGGTTTGTCTAAATCCATTGAAGTAACAACCTGCTGCAGGGCCGTCCTATGCAGCAGCGGATTCTTGGGTTTGCGGTTCCGACGCCACAAGCTGTTGATAACGTCTCCAGGCGCGGCCGCTTTGAACTTATCCATGGGCATGCCAGTATAACTGGTCCTGGTTATATGAATCAGGTTCTTTCTGATTTCGTTCCGCAGATCGCCCTCGCTCATGTTCGTGGAGCCGGAAATGTTCATGTCGTGCGCTAAATTAACAAGCCGGAACCTTTGTACATGATCAAGTCGGCTCCTGGTGTAATTCGGCTTCTTAATGGCCTTGGTTTCCAATACCGACTTTTGTGGCATATTAGCATTAGTTTTTTGATTTGTCAAGCCCGTAACGCTTAATTCTGAAGCGTTCCCAAAATACTTTTTGAGGTTAGGAATCGACAGCACATACGCGCGCCTTGTGGATAAATTCTTTAAATACCGACGGCCGCCTTTGTCGATAACCTCCCAGTCAGTCGTATCACTGCCAAGCGGGCTCACATGCTGCGCCGTTATCTTCGTCCCAACGCCGGCGTTGTTCAGGGAATAAACGCCTTTCATAATGCTGGCGTTTTTGCGCGAAAACGTCTGCGTCTTTGGTTCCACCGCCTTCTTGAGGTTCTGCAGCAGCTGCGCCTTGGACCCTTTGAAGTGTTTCATTTTCGTGTGGATAGATGGCAGCAGAACCTTCTTCCCGGATTTTAAGGATTTGCCAAAAGACGGTTTGAACTTTTTACCGTTCAGCTTCCCTCCGGCCCCGCCTTTGATTTCCCCGGTGCCCTCGTCGATCAGGACCTTGGCCCCGTTGATCGTGCGCCAGATATCCTCCCCGTCGCAGGCCCGGAGCCGAAGTGTGTTTATTTTTGTATTGTCAGGCATAGTGCACCCTCCTAAAAATTAAAAGAGAGCCCGCCGGCAACAGTTTTCCTGTCGCCGTAGGCCCACCCTCCCACATTCTTATACACCGGGAACCGCAGCGAATACGCCACGCCATGGCTGCCGGCGCCGACGCCAATAGACCAGTGCCGGGTCTTATCCGGTACCTTGATATCCACCGACGCCGCCGTGTGCTGTTCCAGCTTCAGCTGATGATCATCAAAAACATACTTCTCACTTTCGGCCTTTTTGATGACCTGCTCCTTGCCGTTCACCGCGACCTTTATCTCCTGCAGCGGAGCCTTCACGTCCACGTCCGGAGCGGCCGCCGACGGCTTCTCAACGTACTTGATGACCGTCTCCGTTTTGGTTTGTACGACCGGCTTCTCTACGGGCACCTCTATGACCGCAGAATCGGCCGTAGAGCGCCCAGTATAAAAACCCAGACCAAATACCAGCACGGCCAGCAGAACGCCCGCTATGGCCAACGTGTGGCGCGTCAGGGCCGCCTTTATCGTTTCCCATACCTGCACATCACTCACCGTCCTTGTGAATACCCCACACAAAACAGAGCGCGAACACAAACAAATACAGCTCCAACCGGTGCGCCCCAGGGAACTCGTAGTCGTCCTGGTATGTCACCCCCAGCAGGAGCTGAAACGGATCTAAAATATAGCCCTCGATAAGCAACCAAACCCCTCCTAACTCACCACGTGGACGCAGGGCTCCAGCCCCGCAGCCACACTCCGCTGCCATTGATGGCACAACCAGAAAATGTCAACGTTGTGCATGCGGAAACATCCATACGTGGGTAACAACTCCTGAAATGGCGCCATCGCACCGTCCCAGCCTAAATTGCTGCCACCGCCATGGAGCGCACGCCCCCGGCCGTCAATGTTTAGGTAGGCCCATCCGTAGGCTGCGGACAGGTCGTCCTGGTCTGGATAGTCGATATCACTCCAGCAGGTCTCTCTATAAACACCATCCGCCGCATTGCCTCGGGCCAAGCCTGCATTGTTGACACCAGCGTAAAAGTCTGTAGACATGGGGAGCTCTGCAAAAACGTGGTACCGTTCATCAAGGCAGTACACCATCCTCTCCGTTTTATTCACCTGGATCTCCTTCAGCATTATTTGATGGCCTCCTTCCGTTTCTGTAACAGCCCTCTGATTTCCCCAGCTATCTTGATGCCAGCACTGTCAAGGTTCTCACAAATGCTGATTCCCTCTGTAATGCTCAATACACAGCACACAATGGTCAGTGCCGGTTGTATTGGCGCATGGCTGACAGACAACACGATGTCAATCACGAATCCGGTAATCAAAAGTAGGGAATAGATAATGGTTTTGCTACAGAACCCATCACGCAGGGCATAGGAGTCAACATATCTCCAATGGTGTGCGCTCCAAATAAACTTGATATATGTCAGCAGGGAGCCACGCTTCGCCACTATCTTTTTGTCATACATAGCCTTGTATAGAAGGCTGGCTTGGTAGACACAGGCAGTGAATATGTCGATTATCTCCAGTAGCAT